GTTCCATCGTTTGTTTTTACCTTTATGAATAAGCCATCCATTTTGTTTCCCCCTTAGTTTTTTATGTTGTTGTCTTTGTAATTCCGCCGCTGATAGGCCACGACACGCTTGCAGTTGCTAACTCGCCCACGGCACCATTCAACGGAGTCCATTCTGACACAACCGCAGAAAAACTGTATTGCGGATTGATGGCAGTTGTTGTTGCGTTAGCAGGCTTGACTGCAATTGTAACTGCTGTTCCAAGCGTTGGATAGATTGTCTGCTCCACGCTTGAAGTTGCATAATCTTGATGAAATTCAAGAGTGACTGAGTTATCTGCAAGACCTGCAACACGAGTCTTTGAAGTTTGTCCGAATGCTGTGGTCTCAACGATGTCAAAAGTTGAACTCAATGAGACTGAACTGATGTGATCGCTCAAGTCGGTTGATCCGAAAAGAACATAGCAATTTGTGAGAACGATTCTTGCCATTACACAACCGCCTTAGTGATTGCGCCAGTTACAGGCCAAGAAACACTTGCTGTGGCTAGTTCGCCCACAGCTCCGTTAAGTGGAGTCCATTCTGAAATTACTGCGTTGCAAGTGTATGAAGGATTGAATGCGCTTGTTGTTGATCCATTTGGCTTCACAATTACGGCTGCAACTGTTCCAAGTAATGGATAAATTGTTTGTTCAACTTCGCCTGTTGCATAATCCTGATGAAATTCAAGAGTGATTGAATTGTCTGCAAGACCTGCCACGCGAGTCTTTGTTGATGATGATGAAAATGCTGTTGTTTCTACGACATCAAATGTTGATGAGAGCGAGACTGAGCTGACTAGGTCGCTCAAATCTACTCCACCAACAGAGATGAAGGCGTTTGTAAGAACGATGCGTGCCATTAGTTGGTCACTCCTTCTGTTGCTGGTTTGATGGATGGTGATACTGCATTGCTTGCCTTTATGTGGTTTGCAGAAATGAGTGCTTGTGCGCTTACTCCTGCATCAACAAGTTCTTTGTCGGTGATTGACTCACCCTTCTTTTTGCCACAGACCTCTCGATCTGAGATGACGGTGTATGCCATTGGTTCTCCTTATCCCCAAATCGTGATTCTGTAACGATAGGAAAGAAATGTGACTCCTTGTGAATCATAAGTACCTGCTTCGGCACCTGTGACTCGCAAGGTGTTGACTGTTCCCCCAAGAGTGCGATCACCTTCAATTGCTGTTTTGATAGAACTTGCGCCTGAACCTGCAAGGTATGCATCAAGTTTGTCTTGTCCAGCACGCTCTGAAAAGCGTTGCACAATCACAAGGACATCAACCTGCGCTTGGTCAAGACCGCGAGCATTGTCAATGTCGAATGTGAAATCTAATTGCCCTACTACCGCACAAGGCGGAACTACTGTGTCAGGAATCAAATCATAGGCTCGTAAGCCTGAAATTGTTTGCAATCTTGTTTTGAGACCATCTCGAACTTGACTTGGGTTCATTACTTTGCCAACCCATTGTTCTTGCGGAAAGGTCGAAGTAAGGCTTCAACATCAGGATCAAGGCGTGAGGTAAGTCTGACAGTTCCAAGTTCAGGTGTTCCTGCAATGCCAAATGGTGATTGTCGGCGAACAAAGATGCGTGAGGATTGAATCAAGCAAGCTGATTGCACCTCATAAGGCACCGCACTCCAACCCCACACACCTGTGATTTTGCAAGCCTGTGGCAAATAGTAAGGCCATACATAACGCCCAATTGCAAGGATTCGCGTGAAAGGCCACCCTCTTCGTGGGTTGTTGATGGGTTCAACCATGAAATCACTTGTTGACCACACGGTATCCCACAATTGATTGAAGTTGTCATCAGTTGCAATCTGTGTGATTGTGGTGATGTCATCAACATTCATTGTCCAGGGATCAAGGGCGGTGTAGTAACGAGCAACAGGTGCTTGCGTTGTGCCGTCTTTGTAAAAGAATCGCCCTGTGTAGTCATCAATCATTCGACTTACTGCATTGATGGCTGCTTCAAGAGCTGCATCATCTGTTGCATCGCTGATTGTCAATGCTGCCTTCAACTCGGCAAGTGTGGAGTAACCGTTAGTGATCGCCACGCTTTATCCTCTTTTCTGCTTTCGGCAGGATTGCTCGTTCTAATTGTGGCTCCGCAGTTGCCGTTTCTTTCGGCTTTCTGCGAAGAAGTTTCTTTAGTCTTTCCATGCTTCGTGATGACTTTCATCTAACCAAAACGACTTTTGGTGCGGAAGTATTACTGAAGTGTTCACATGGATTGGGTAGCCAAGTGATTTGATTCTGCGTGAGAAAAGTAAGTCCTCACCAATCCATTCACCATTGACAGGCCCATCCCAAAACCAACACCAATCTTTGCCTTGATTTGGGTCTGCGACCTCGCGCATCTTTTCCAACACGCTTCGATGAACCATCAGACAACCTGTACCTGCTGCATCTATTTCAAAAACTGAGTTCTTGTCATATTTATACAAGGGCAAGAATCCTTGTGGTGAATCCTGAAAGATTGCAGGAACGGGTTTTGGATAAGTTTTGCCAGGAACACCGAAACCTGCAAAGACTAAACCTGCAACAACAGGGCGTTCTTTGTCATGGGCGGTGTCGCATAAAGCATCAAATGCTTCAACTGAGAGTTGCTCATCGCTATCCAACATCAATAACCAATCGGAATCGGTCATTTCTAAAAATTGTTTTACAACACGATTGCGTTGCTTTGACAATAACCCTGAACCTTTGACTCGCACAAATGGGCCGAGTTTTGAATTTCTAGCTCCTGAGAGTTGGATTAGTCTGAAAGCAAAAGCGCCATTGACCATTCCTGGATCGCAAGAGCCGATTGTTACTTTGTGACCTGTTTTCATGTGATTCCCCCGAATCTTAGAGGTGAAGAGTGGGTAAGTCGGGGGGAGCCTACCCACTCTTCACACTATTGAAGAACCTTCAAATTAGAAGGTTGGTGCGCTCAATCCGGTTCCTGAAATGATTGAGGCTGCTAGTGGATAACGCTCTGCTGTGTAAGCAGCGTATCCGTACACAACAGTCTTGATTGTCAAGTTGCCTGCACCTGTTGCATCGTAACGAAGTGTGAATGGTGATCCTGGTTGTTCCCAAAGGTGAGATTCACCTGCGTTGACAACATAGATTTCATCCTGGTTTGTTGTTGTTCCGTATGTTGTTCCGATGTTTGCATCAGTAATGATTGGGAGACCCATCATCTGATATCCGGAGTTTCCGTATGCAGAACCACCTGTTCCAACACCTGCTGCATTCATTGGGCCGTTAGCGGCTGGCACTACCAATGGGCGGTTTGTGCTGTCAACTGCTGCAAGCAAGAATGCAAGGCGGCGTGGGTGCATGATGAAGTGTGTTGGGTTTGTGAATGAGTTTGTCTGAATCTGTTGGATCGCATCTGCGAGCTTTGGATACAAAAGACCAACTGTTGGTGCTGTTGATGTGAATGTGATTGCGTTTCCGCCTGATGCACGGAGACCCTTGATTGTGCCTGCTGTGCCTGCACCGTTAAGAATCTGTGAATCAAGTGTTGTGTGCCATGACTTGATCAAGTCTGCTGCAACGAAAACATCAATGCCTGTTCCACGCTCAATCGCCTGGCGAGATAAATCCTGCTGTCCGGCAATTGTACGAACATTCACAGTTAGCAATGTATCGTCAACATCTGTCTCTGATACTGCATCGTTCTGTGTAACCTGTACGGCTGTTGATGATCCTGTTGTCATGCGAGAGATATTCAGGGTCATGCCAGATGGTGGAAGTGCCATCTTGTTTGTCGCGAAGTCTGCAAATGGGCGACCTGCACGAGCAAGTGGTGCTGCTAGATCAATGAGGTACTGTGGAATTACAAGACCTTCGAACTGTGCAGTTCCAACATCGCGGCGCTCAATCTCTTCTTCGCGCATATGGCGAGCAAGACGATCCTGTGCTGTGAAGTCTGACTTGAACTGTGCGTTGTAAGCATCCTTGAAGAATGATGAATCTGAACGCTCTGAGTATGTGCGTGATTCGCGTGTAACTGTTGTTCCACCAATGCGTGGTGTTGCAACTGATGCAACTGATGAGCGAATCTCAGATGCCTTCGCATCTGCATCTGCCTGTGTCTTTAGCTTTTCGATCTTTGTATCTAGTGAGCGTGCCTCTTCTACGAGAGCATCAACCTTCTCGGTTTCCTCAACAGTAAGGTCGGTGCGATCCTCTGAAGCTACTGCCTCAAGAACTGCATCCATTTCTGCCTTTACTGCATCACGGCGCTCAACTACTTTGTCAAAATATGACATTTGGTCTCCTTGTGAGTTTGTTGTTTTGGAAGTGAGGTGGTGGCGATGCTTCTCACGGCGCTTGCAGGGTGTGAGTCTCGCTCCGACTTCGATCTGTCAGATTGCTGACAGAAACTTATTTTGTGTTATTGATTATCGCTTTTGCTAGTCGAAGAGAAATCTTGCGACCCTCTTCTTCGGTTGGTTCAGGCAAGGCTTCAATGTAACGAAGTTCAGACATTTTGTGACCAACTAAAGTTTCTGTTGGTCGGTAGCCATCACGAAATTCTTCATATACACGAATCAAAACCGCAGCATCATCTTCTTCAGCTTCAATGGTGAAGTCTGTGCCAGGAATGTTGAGAGTGCCTTCTTCTAGGATTCGCTCAATGCGACCCTTAGCAGTTCCACCGCTTGAATCCCATTCAACAAAGTCGCCCACATTTTCGCGTGATTCTTCTTCAATTTCGCCTTCTGCGCCTGTGAGCATTGCCATCATTTCAACGGCTTTCATGATGTATTCATGACCTTCGCTCAAGTCATCAAAAATTGTTTTCAAGACGATCAAAGATTCACCGGTGACTTCACGGCCTTCCTTGATTGCATCTATGGCACTTCGCAATGCCTCGCGTGCTTCAACACTTGTTGTTGGGTAAGCAGGATATGTGACGACTGAGACATCTCCATCAGCAAGGCTGACTTCGGTAAGAACACGGCGACTTCTATCCTCTGACCACTTCTGACGAATCACACGGAAAGCAAAAGACATTTGGTCAACATCTCCGCGCTCAACTAACTTGTAAAGGTCGCGCCCTTCTGATGTGTCTGCAATCTCTGCATCCATATAGAGACCACGATCATCTTCAGTCAGTTTCAATGTGCCATTCTTCGTGCGAGCTAATGGCAAACCTTCATGGTTGATAAGTAGGCGCACATCAGGTGTTTCCATCAAAGTCTTGCGAAAGGCTCCCGGTGCGATGCTTTCCTTGAAAGGAAGGGGAACGCTTGAATCATTAAACACGGCTGCGTATCCTGAAAGGCGCATTGTGCCATCTTCAGCTTGGCGTGCTTCAACATCTCGCACGGTGAATGTGCGGCGTTCAATTTTTTTCATTTTGCTCCTTGAATCGGATTCGGCATCGAGCGCATCAATCTTGCGTTGCGCCCAATTTTGCGCCCTGTCAGAAAAGTTGGAATCTCCACCCCACAACAACCAGGCAACAAGACCTGCGCCTGGATACTGTGAGTCTGAAGGATCGCTGTTTTTTGGTGCTTGTCCATCTACTTGATGGCGAGCGAACCAGGGTGCCATCTTGCGAACTTTGTTTTCGGTGATTCGACCTGCTGCCATTTCGCGTGCTTCACGCTTTGTGCCATCAGTTAAGCCATCGCCCCCAAAACCTTCTTCAAGGTATTT